TTGTACATAGCGAAGGGTACTGCTGATATTGTGTCTGTTGTGTGGTCTCCATCTGGGAGTCCCATGTAGTCAGCTAATGAGCCGACTGTTACGTTTATGTCTAGGGCTGATTGTAATACTGGGAATGCTGGCTCTTGAAGTCCGTCTAGTCCGCCTGTTATGAAGTCTTCCCATTTGTCCCATACTAATCTTGTTGGTACGAAGAAGTAATGGGTGTATACTGATGCTCTGTGCATGATTGGGGCTAACATAGGTGCGAATCTAGTTAGGTTGGTTGATTTTATGCTGAATGAGTCGCCTGGGACGCATTCTAAGGCTAGGGTTGGTATGAGTTCGCCCATTTTGATTGACATTTTTTTATCGTGTGATAGGTCGAAGGTATTGTGTTGTGGTCGTGGCATTGCCACTTGGCTGAATATTGACATGTTTGTGTTTTAGTTGTTTATTATTATTTTTTCCATTCTGGAGTCCAATTTGGATCTCCTGTTGGTATTTCGTATGTTAATGATTTAAACCATTCTCTTACTGATTCTGCATCGTTTAGGTCTAGGCCTGATACTAAGGACCATACTCTCCATGCTAAAGGGTCGTTTGGTCTGATGCCTGCTTTTGCTAGTTTTTCGTTTAATCTTTCTACGTGTACTTTTGATTCTGAGACTTTTCCTTCTGCTATTATTTTTGTAGTTTCTGCTGCATATCTTGCTATTATTCCTGTGTCTTTTTTTGACATTCCTTTTGATCTGAGTTGTTCTTGTATTAAGATTTCTTTATCTTTTTTTACTGAGATATCTCTAGCGAGTATATCGTTTATCATGTTTGCTTTTGCTACTTTGGCTTGTGATGATGTTAAGTCTGCTTTTTCTAGTTCTGTGATTGATTTAGCGTCGTTGAGTGTTGATAAGGTTTTTAAGTTATCTGTTTGTGCTTGGAGTTGTCCTGATTGAAATCCTGGTATTACTGGGTTTTCGAATGAGTAGGGTGCTGCTTTTGATGCTGCTTGTTGTGATCCTGCGTTTCCTACTGCTGAGCCGGGTGAGTTTCCATATATCATGTTTGGATTTAGTCCAGCTGATTTTAGTCTGTCCATTTGTTGTAATGGGTGATTGTATTGATTTTGTCTTTCCCAGGTTTCTCTGTTGTATTTATCGGATTCTCTTTGGCGATTTTTTGCTCCTGTGTTGCCAATGAGTGATGATCCTATGGATCCTGCGAATCCTAATGCTGCTGCTAGTGGGAAGGGCATATTATACTTTTTTTAATTTGAGTGGTTGTTCGGTAGGGGAGATAGGGATATCTGTTGGAGCTGCTATCTCTTTTAGTTGTTTATTAGTTAGTCTGATAGTTTGTTTGACGCCTGTTATAAGGTCGTCGAAGTTTACTAATCTGAGTTGTAATAGGTCTAGTTGTTGGTGACAAGAGACGCAATGTTGTAAAATTACGTGTCTTAATTTTTCTTGGTGTGCTTTTTCTTGTTCCGTTTTGAATTTTGTAGTGTCCATAATTTATTGTTTTACTTAATATATATTATAAGACAAATATATTTGTCTTGTTTTGATTTTCCTAATTTTTATATTGTTTTTTTTTTTTTTGCTTTATTGACTTTGTTAAATCTGAGTCGTTTGTGTGCTCTCACTGCGTTTTTGCTTGTAACTCCTTGATTTTACGTTTGTTGTCAATTAGCACTATATTATCAAGTATGATATAGTGCGTGATTTTTACACAAACAAAAAACTACTCGCTAGGAGTAGTCTTTTTTTGTGTGTTTGTATTTTCTACTGATTGATTAGTAGAAAGGTTTTCTTTTTCGGCTTTTTCTGAAGCCTTTTGTTGTTTAATTCGAGCATTTAGCTCTCTTTCTTGTTTTTTTAGGTCTTGTTTATGTTCTAACATGTCTGTTAGGTCGTCATATCTGACGATTTCTGTGTCGAAGTATTCTCCTTTTCTTGAGTTTACTCCTAGGGGTACTCCCCTAGTGTGTCTGTTTAGAAGTTCTCTGATTCCCATGTTTTGGTCTGGTACTGTTTGAGTTGATGTATCCATTTTTTTTCCTTTGTAATGTGATGTAGCTAGTTTCATATTGTTTGTCTTTTTAAGTTATTATTAATTTTAGTTTTACGTAGTAAGGCTTTGATTTGATCGTTATGTCTTTTGAAGTAGTCTGAGCCTATGTTGTTTATTTCTTGTTCGATGTCTTCATCGATGATGTTTATGTATTCTTTATACATTTGAGTTAGTTCTTCTGATGTGAAGATGTGATTTTTGTAGTAACGGGGCATTGATATGAGTTCTCCGTTTTCTTTTACTATGACGAATGTTTTGGTGTCTCTGTAGAATTTTTTGATTTCTGGTGTTAGGTATGATAAGCCCATGTTTTTAGACATTAAGCTGAATTCTTGTTGTCTGTCGTCTGCTGTGATAAGGCCAGAGTTAATATCGTAATGATCTCTTCTTTCGAAAGTTTGCTTTGTGATATATCCTGCGACGTAATTTGTTGTTTTTTCATTGTTTGGGGCTATCATTATATGACCATGTTTCCATGTGTCGTAGACTTGTGTTGGATTGTTAATAAGGTTGTGAGGAAGGTTGAATAGTATTGCGTGATAGTGAGGTCTGTATGTTTTTGATCCGTATTCGCCACAGGCGTAATACTTTATTCTAGTTTCCTTTTTTGATGTTGGCGCTAGTAATCTAAGGCGTTTCATGAAGTCCTGGTAGTCTTTTTTAACTAAAGTTGGGAAACCATTTATTGATATTGGCGCGTTCTCGTATGTTAATGTTAAGAATGCTGCTGATGATGAAATTTTGGCTTCTTCGTTAAGTCTGAATACCCAGTGTCTTGATCTGCGTTTTTTACAATTTATACATTGTCCACAAGGGACAGGTGTTACTTTATTAGTCCCATGTAATGATGTATGTTTATTTTTTACCATGTAGGGGCTGAAGCATTGCATATTTTATAGTCTTATTCCACCTCTTGCTACTCTATAAGAGTTGAATTTTTTTGATTTTCCTTTTTGGTGTCTAACTGATCTTTTGAATGATTTTCCGATTCTTTTACGTGATGATCTTTTACTTCTTCTGTGCATAGTTATTTAGGTTTTAGATGGTTGGTGTTCCAAAGTAAGGCATTGGTCGTCTTGCTTTGATGTGATTATGTAAGTATACGTATAGGTCTTCTGAGTCTGCTTCTTGGACAGCGAAGATTCTTGATACTTCGTCTGGGTCCATTTCTATGAAGTCCTGGTTTAATGATGGTCTTGATGCGAATATTCTGCCCATGTGCCAGAAGTTTAATGATTTACGCATTTCTCCGTGTACTGATGAGGGTATGTATTTATATTCTGCGTATCTAGGTGTATAACCGAAGGTTTTGTCGTTGTCTCCGTCTGTTATATCGTTGTAGAGTTCTTTATTTACTATTGCTTGTTCTCCGATGTTTGCGAATGAAGGCCAGAAGTAGTCGAATTTATCGAATTTTAAGAAGTGTTTTGGTACTCCTTGTTGGTAGGCTGATTTTGGCATGACTGACATTAGGCCGATTATGTATCCGTGTTCTTCGCATTTATATGCTACTCTGTTTGATGATCCTACTGATACGGCGTGTCCTGCCATATTACCTTGAGGGGTCTCCCCTGCTAGTGGTGCATCAGATGATGCGTTGGCTGAGGTTTGTAAAACTTCACTTATGGAGATAGGTGTTGATGATCCCCCAAGGAATTCTGGTCTTTGTAGTCTGGCGTCTGATGAATGTACGCCGAAGTGTGCGAGGATAACCTCGATGTATCTTGAACCGCCTCTTGCGTTTCTTTCTAGCCATTCTTGTAGTCTGAAGGCTCGTCTTAGTTCGTTGATTGATGCTGCTGTTGCGTCTTTTAGGTTTACTGCATGTGTTGCTGTGATGTCTGGATTCCAATAATTTGGACTTCCAACCTCTACTAAAGCACCGTCTGCATCTGATGCCCTTAATGATGATGCACTTGCTATAATTGCTCCACCGTCTGATTGTCTTTTTCTAGCTAATGTAGCGTCTCCCCAGGTTGTTGGGGGTGCTGTTTGATAGTCTCCGTATAATAATGGAGCTTCTATTCCTAGTGGTAGGGTTGCTTCTGGTCCTTTTTGTGTCCAGGGTAAGGCTGATGTAAAGTAGTCATGTTGCCATGCTCTGTTTTGTAATGTCCAGTATGCTGAGTAGCTGTTTGATCCTGATGCTAGGTCTGTTGATAAGGGTACTGATAAGTTTTCGTCCATGTAGTAATCGTTGAAGATTTTATTGTACATAGCGAAGGGTACTGCTGATATTGTGTCTGTTGTGTGGTCTCCATCTGGGAGTCCCATGTAGTCAGCTAATGAGCCGACTGTTACGTTTATGTCTAGGGCTGATTGTAATACTGGGAATGCTGGTTCTTGTAGTCCGTCTAGTCCGCCGGTTATGAAGTCTTCCCATTTGTCCCATACTAATCTTGTTGGTACGAAGAAGTAATGGGTGTATACTGATGCTCTGTGCATTATTGGGGCTAACATAGGTGCGAATCTA